GGAAGAGCGTCAGCAACTCACGGACAGCCAGCGCGCGGCGCTTCTCGCAAACCTTCCTGCCCCGGCTGGTCCTGCCGCTGCGCCCGCTATGCCGGACGCCTCCGCGCTTGCTGCTGCTTTGTCGCCGCCTCCGGTCACGAACACGCAAGAGCCGCAGGCCGCTCCGATTGCGCCTGCTGCTATGGTTGAAGGCGCTCCGCTGCCGCCTCAAGGCGCTATGCCTCCGGCTCCCGCTCCGATGGCCGCGCCGCAAGCGGCTCCCATGCCTGCCCCGGCTCAACCAGCGGCACAGAACCCGCTTGGCCCGACGCCGCAAGAAATTGCGCTTATCCGGCAGGCTGCGGAGAGCGGCGATCCCGGCCAACTGGCATGGGCGCAACAGACGTGGGGCGAAATCCAGATGCGGATGGCTACCCCGCCTGAAATCAACGTTGAGGTTGGTCCTGACGGAACGGCCTATAACCGCAACGACCCGGCGAGCCTTAACCGTCGTTTCCGCAACGTTGAAAATATCAACGGCTTCCTGACCGATACGAACGACCCCAACAACGTTGGTCGCTACCTTCCGGACCTTCAGCCGGGCGAAGAGCCTGTTTACAATCAGGCGGGCGATATCGTCGGCGTTCGCAATCTGGCGGGCGCTATCGAGGCGCTAGGCGCTCGGGAACGGGCGACGGCGGACGCCTCTAACGCCAGCCGTGCGAGTTACGCCGGTGTCACGGCGGGCGCTGAAGCTGCGGCCCGCGCTCCCTATCAGTTCGTCAACGTGCAAAGCCCGACCGGCGCTCCGACCACAATGTCGGCTGCTTCGGCAGCGGGTGGCGTGTTCCAAGGCCCGACGCCAGCGGACGCGATTCGCGCGGAAGGAACGGCCCGTAACGAAGTGGCGGCTACGGAGACGGCGCGGGTCCGGTCTAGCGCCGCTAACCGCCTGCTGCCTGAACTTCAGCAAATGGAACGCCTTCTGCCTGACGTGATTGCAGGCTTTGGCGCTGACGTGCGCCTTAACGCTGATCGTGCTTTGGCGGCGTTGGGGAATGAGGATGCAACGCGCCGGGTTACGGCAACGCAGACATTCCAGAACCTTGCCCGTCAGACTGTGGCCAGCATCCTTCCTCTATTTGGTGCAAACCCGACCGAAGGCGAGCGCCGGTACGCGGAACAAATGTCGGGCGCTGACGTGAGCTATACGCCTGAATCCCTGCAAGAAGGCATCCGCCTTGCCCGTGAGCGCGCCGCCCGTGAACGCGCCGCCTACGAAGGGATGCAGGGCGGTGGCGCTGCTGCCAGACCGCGCGCGACTAATCCTCAGACTGGTGCGGTAGTCGAGTTTGACGGCCAAGCGTGGGTGCCGGTGCGATGATGCAGGTTCCCCCGCCTCCTCCGGGTTTTCAAATGATGGATGGTGGGAATGTTCCTCCCCCGCCTCCGGGGTTTGTCATGGGCGGTCAGCAAGCCGCTCCCGCGCGCCGCCCTCAGCGTCCCGCACAGCCGCGTCCGCAAGGTATGCCGCAAGCGGCTCCCCAAACGGTCGGTGACAGCGGACTGACGCAGGACGAAATCTATTCCGCTCAACGGGCGCAAGGGTTCACTGACGAAGAAATTGCAGCCAACATCGAAGAGATGTTCGGAGCGTCAATGGGCGGACCCGTTATAGCTCCCGCCTCGGACACGTTTGCGCCCCCTCCCCCGGCAGGCGGCTTTGATCTGCCAGAAGGTGTGGTCGATTGGAACAACCTGTCTGACGAAGAGCGGACGGCTCTAGGCGCTGGCGCTCGCGTTCTCATGCCTCAGAACGAAGGCGAGACGTTCCGGCAGATCGTGACTCTTCGCGGAACGCCCTACTATTCCGAAGGCCGCGACACGGACCAGATGTTCGGCGGTATTCGTGCGCGCGAAGAGAACGCCTTTGATAAGGTCGGAGCGTTTGTTTCCGGCGCTGGCGAGCAAATCCCGTTGGTGGATGAGGCCGCTACGCTTGCGGGCGCTTTGGCTAAAGGCCAATCGTTCTCAGATGCTCGCGGTGACTATCGCGATATGCAAACGGCCCTTAACGAGCAAGAGGGCGGCTTGCGTGATGCGGGCGGGATTGCTGGCTTTGCGGGCGCTATGGTGCTTCCGGCAGGCGGCGGGTTCATCGGGCGCGGAGTCGATAGCGCCGACAAGATTCGACGGGCTGCACTTGCAAGCGGCCTGATCGGCTCGGTTTATGGCGCGACAGGATCGGAGGGGAACCTTCAAGAACGTGCACAATCCGGCCTGCAAGCGGGCGCGCTTTCGGCAGCGACCGGAGGCATCCTTCAGGGTGGTCTTAACCGCCTGTCGCGACCGACTGCGGAAACGGCTCAGCGCCGCCTTTCTCGTCAAGGGCAAGACTTGACACTAGGGCAGATGCTTGGTGGCGGATGGCAGCGCACGGAAGATGCGCTTACGTCGCTTCCTTTCGCTGGCGATGTTATCAGGGGTCGTCAGCGCGACACGCTTTCGTCGTTTGATACGCTCGCGACGAATACCGCGATTAGCCCGCTTGGAGAGGCGCTTGCGAGCAGCGCAGGCCGTCAAGGCGTTCGCGATGCGGATGAAGTTATCAGCGGCGCTTACAACCGTGCGCTTGATCCGATAACGGTCAACGCAAGCGACGAAGGGCTAATGACGGCTCTTGCCGAAGCGCGCTCGCCGGAGCGACTGACGGGCGATGTAGCCGCGTCGCTTAACTCCACGCTGGACAACATCTTTAGCCAAGCGACCGGCGAGATTCCGTCTATGGCCGCGACAAGAACGATTGGTGAGATTGAAGACGCGGCAAAGGCGGCGGGGGTGGGCTTGTCAGTCCAAGAGGGGCGTAACGGAATTACGTTAAGCAGAATTGTGGTGCCTCAGTCTCAGCGCGGCGAGGGTGTTGGGACTTCGATTATGGAGCAGCTTGCGGAATACGCGGACCAATCAGGGCAGCGGCTTCTTTTGACGCCAGATGGGTCGTTTGGCGGAAGTGTGCCTCGGCTTCGACGGTTTTATTCTCGGTTTGGGTTTACCCCCAATACAGGCCGTTCGCGCGATTTGTCTGTGAGCGAGACCATGATTAGAGAGCCTGCCTCCGCAGGCACGGGAAGCGCAGCCGCAAATTCCTCCCTCATCGACGGGCAGACGTGGAAGCGGATTGACTCTCAGCTTGCGGCGGCGGCGCGGTCGGCGGATGCCGGTTCTGCTACCCGTCCTGAAATGACCGCCTTGCGTGACCGTCTGCAACAAGCGCGCGCCGCGTGGCGTGACAATCTTGGGCGGACAAATCCCGGCGCGCTTGAACAAGTCGATGCTGCCGATTTGGCAGAGGCTCAATATCGTCTGGTGCGTCGCGCATCGTCTGACGTGGCGTCGGCTGGTCGCGGTGGCGATGCGTCTCCGGCCACCCTCAATCGGGCGGTAGTTGGTGCGGCTGGTGATCGGCGTGTGTCCAGAGGCGAAAGCCTTATGCAAGACCTGACCGACGACGCCATGCAGGTTCTTCCTCGCACGGTTCCCGATAGCGGGACGCCCTTCCGCTCGCTCATTACAGGCGCGGGGCTAGGTGGTGGCGGTGTTGCTCTAGGTGTTGACCCGATTGCGCTGACGCTTGCCGGGCTGCTTACGGGCGGCGTTTCTGCGGCTTACTCAAAACCCGCTCAGCAGCTTGCGAACCGGCTTTATCGTGCGGCTGACACGGGCGGGACCACGCGAGAGTTGGGCGGCTTGGCCGAGGCGCTTCGGCGCGCTCCGGTTGGGGTGTCGCTGGCGTTGCCCGACGCTCAGAACTCCACACAAGCACGGCGGCGAGTATCACAATGATCGTCTGTCCAAACTCGCCAGCAAACGGCATTGCAAATACAGCGACCAAGATTGCCAGCTTTTCCATGACCGCATCTTACACCAAAGGGGGCCGATTTGCCTAGAAACGGGTCAGGGAGCTATTCGCCCCCCTCAAACACATGGAACCCGGCAACGGCTGACACGCCGATTCTGTCGGATGACTGGAACACGACGCAGGCCGACTATGCGACGGCCCTGACGCAATCGCTTGCGTCAGACGGCCAGACCACGGCATCGGCCATGATTCCGTTTGCTCAAGGCATCGGGGTTTCCAACGGCCTGCTAACCGCTCCGGCTATCTCGGTGATTGGTGACGCTGACACGGGGGTTTATTTTCCCGCCGCTAACCAAATGGCGCTTGTCGCTGGTGGCGTAGCCATCATGACGGCAACCTCTACCACGGTCACCTTCCCGGTTGGCGTGGTGTTCTCCGGTTCGCCCTCGATCACCGGAAGCCTGACCCTGACCGGAAACCTGACGGTCAACGGCAGCATTAGCCTTGGGGACACGTCGGGCGACACGCTGACGGTTGCGGCTACGGGCACGTTCTCGGCTCCGCAGACGTTCAACGGTACGGTGACGGTTCCGGATGCGTCTTTCTCGAATGCCAAACTTGCCAACATGGCCACGGCGCGGATCAAGGGCCGCGTTACGGCTGGAACGGGCGCGGTTGAAGACCTGACCGGAACACAAGCCACGACGCTGCTTGATGCGGTTGTTGGCGCTACGCAGTCGGTTGCGGGAACGAAGGGTGTTGTCCCTGCTGCGGCGGCTGGCGACCAATACAAGGTGCTGACTGGCGCGGGGACGTTCCAAGCGGGCTATGGCCGGTCGTTCGGTTGCGTCATCACCACAACCAACGTCAATGGCTCGCAGCCTACCTTCACCAACGGCGTAAATGTGGCCAGCATCTCGACCCTGACTGTCGCGGGCGCGCTTTCATCCTGCACAATCACTTTCACCAATGCGCTTCCGAACGCGACCTACGCCATTCATGCCACGACAAACGGAAGCCCCGGCGCGGATACGGCGGATACGTCATACGGGACGAAAACGACGACGACATTCATTCTTTATTGGGGCAACGCAGCCGGAAACCCCACTGAAATCAGCGTCTCTGGATTCGCATAATGGCCCTCATTCCTCGCAAGACATATCCTGAGCTTACTGCCCTATCCGCCCCCGTTCAGGACGCGGATGTTCTGGCGGTTTATCGCTCTCCCGGTCCTCTCAAGCGGACGACTGCGGCAACGCTTCAGTCCTATATGCAAACCGGCGTAGCCCTATCCGCTACTCTGGCGGCTTCTGGCGGCTCGGCGCTTATCGGCTTCATTCAGTCGGGGACGGGCGCGGCGGCAGAAACCGTGCAAACGGCCCTTCGCCGCACGGTCTATTCGGATCAATACGCCACCCCGCAGCAAGCCATCACGGCGGCAGGTTCGGGCGGTACGGTCATCTTCAAGCCGGGTGGCACCACAACGCTGACGGCTCCGCTTCTCCTGACGGGTCTGAATAACGTCCGTCTGGTTGGTTACGGCCACGCCATGCGATGCGGAGCAACACGCATAGATGGCTATATCGACTGCTCAGGTTCTACAAACGTCGTTATCGAAGGGTTTAACTTCGATGGGCGTATGTCGGCAATGCCCGTCTATACGCAAGTCGATTGGAACGCGGGAAACTACACTTATAACACTCCGATTGTGGCCAACGGTGCTACGGGGGCATGGTCCTACATCACCGTTCGTGACTGCACGATGGTCGATCTTTACACGAACTTTATGCTCGTTGTTCAGGGTACTGGCGTTCGCGTTGAAAACTGTGTCATCAATATTCCGGCTTGTACGCAGACATACCTTGGAACTCCCGCTTGCCAGCAATACAGCGGCGTCTATCTGACAACCGTTGGGGGCATCGTTTCAATCACCGAATGCTCTTTCATCGGAGCCGTGATTACCAACCCGGCGCTTGGTTTCAATGCGGTGTATGCCTCGGGCCTGACGGGACAGCTTTACATCGCTGATAACCGGACGGACTATTGCGGGCGCGACAACACCGGCACTCATCGCCTTGGCGTGTTTGATTGCTATGGTGACGTTCAGAACCCGACGATTGAGAACAACGTCAGCACCAACATAATGGCACAGTATTGCCGCTTGTCGTCGGTCGCGCACGGCAAGATTTTGCACAACACGATCCTTTACAACACCAACTGCGAGTTTGGTTACAACGGCATCTCGGTCGAAAGCGGAGTTGCCTTCCCGGCCCAATACGGCTGTCAGGATATTTTGATTGAGGGCAACAGCATTGATGACCCGTCAAAACGCCATGACAGCACAATCGCGCTTCTGGCTTATGATTGGGGAACGCCGCTAACCAGCGTTCGGATTATCAACAACTATATCAAGGAATGCGCTCGCGGCGTCGTTCTGGCAGGCCCGTTCTATGACGTGGTCATTGACAGCAACGAGATACTGGAAAGCACGACATTCGTGTTTGTCGATAACGTTCCCGGCGGTCACACGATGACCTCCGTAGTCGGGACAGAAGCAAATGCGACATATGATAGGCTGGTTATCCGCCAAAACATTTGCCGCGATCTGTCAACGAGCGCGAACGGAATTGATTTCAGCCTCGGCAACTTCACCACGGCGCTAGTCGGATCGTTCGTAGTCGAGAACAACGACCTTCAATCGACGGGTGGCGCAGGCTTCGGAATGGTCCTGCTTGGCTACTCAACGGCCACGACGAACAACGAAATCATTGTGCGTGATAACCGCATCCGTGGGTTTGGGTATTATTTCTACTATCGGGACGGCGGGCGCTACATCATCGAGCGCAACAACTGTGCGGGCGCGGCGACTGCCGACTCACTAGACGGCGGCGGCTATATCAGCATCGGAACGACGGGTAACCGCTTCTCGTCGGCTGGCATCTTGCGGGGAACCGCTACGCTGGTAGCTGGCACGGTGACAGTCTCCAATACGGAAATCAGGACGGGTGATACCGTGATGCTGACCCGCAAGGCGATTGGCGGGACGGTTGGTCAAGTCTCGCTTGGCACAATCACTAATGCTACATCGTTCGTCATCAACTCCGACAATGCCGCTGACACTTCATCGGTGTTCTGGCAAATCGTCCACTAACCGGGAGACGCGACAATGACCGCTCAAGAGCATATCGACGCCATCGGCGCTGCGATTACGGAACTAGAGGACGCGGCCAAGGAAGCCAAGCAGGCGGCTCGCCGTACTGTTTTGGCGACCAAAGCCTTGCATGATGCGTTAGGCAAGGCAGAAGCCGCTTACATTGCCAGCGTGGCGAATGACGGTAATGTGGTGGCGTTCTCGGGCGGAAATGACAAGCCGCCTGTCGATGACCCGGATGGACCGATCAAGCCGTGAGCCTCATGATAGCTTATACAGTCGCAACGGCCTTTGTGTTTCTCGCCTGCTTTCTGGCCTATCGGTCGAAGCCTGAGAAATACGCGGACTTGATGGGCGTAAGTGCCCTGTTGTCGATGGTGTTCGTCATCGGGAACCTGATCGTTACGATGTATCATTTCCCGCAGGCCATTCTAGCCTCGCCTGTTCTGGATGCGTTTCTAGCAGCGATGATCTATCGGGCTTGGCAGAAGAGCCGCGAGGGCTGGAAGGTCGTCATGGTTGGTGCACTTGTGGCACAACTTATGCTACATGCTGTGGCGATTTCCATGTGGAAGTTGGGGGCGCTGACGCAGCACGGTCTTTATCTCTATGTCGTGGCGGTCAATGCGTTTTTCATTGTTCAGCTTCTGGCCCTTGGGTGTGTCGGGGTGGGTCATGGTCTGGATCGTGTTCGCACTTATCTGTCTGATCGCCGGGGTTCGCGTCTTGTGTCGGATGCTCACCAATGAGCGAGCCGACCTTGGCCGTGGTGGCGGATCGAAACGAGCGGCTAACAAAAAGAGTCGATGACCTCGAAAAGCAGATGGATGCGGTGATGGCCTTGCAGCGTTGGCAGATGGGCGCGGCAGTCGGGTTCGGCGTGGTGCTGACGTTGTTGCTCCCGAAAATCTCTAACGTGTTGGGGCTGACTTAGGTGGTCGAGGTAACAGACACCCCGCCTAATCCGCGTGAAGTTCCGCCGGTTCACACGTCAGAGCGCATCAAGAGCTTCATCGGGGACCTTGCTAGGCCCTTCGCTATCATCTCGACTTCCTTCGCCGCGTCGTGGGCCACGATTGCCATTTCCCACAAGGTCGAGAACGGAAACGATGGGGCTATCTTCGCAGGGGCCTATTTTCTAGGCGTGGGGACGCTCTATCTCGGCAAGGCGGTGGAGGCTATCAATAACGCCCGCGCCCGTCGTGACGTTGACGTGGCCAATGTGAACGCAGGAAACACTACGCCATGACCCTGACGAATCCAGCCGCGTTCTTTGCCGAAGTCCGCTTGGACTATGGCCCGCTCAATGCTCCGCAGGTCGAGGGCTTCAACGCGCTTCTAAAGGCAATGGAGGGCTGGCCGGTATCGTGGGTTGCCTACGGGCTGGCGACCGCTTGGCACGAGACAGCGGCGACCATGCAGCCAATCAAGGAGTTTGGAGGCCCTAAGTACTTCCACAAGATGTACGATCCGAAAGGCCAGAATCCAAAACTGGCGGCGAGACTAGGCAATCGTCTGGCGGGTGACGGTGCGAAGTACGCCGGGAGAGGCTACGTCCAACTCACAGGCCGCGCCAACTATGCCAAGTACGGGATTGCAGACACTCCGGATGATGCAATGAAGCCAGACGTGGCCGCGCGCATCCTTGTCGATGGGATGAGCAAGGGCGTCTTCACCGGGAAGAAGCTGGCTGACTATCTGCCGGGCGACTACGCGAACGCCAGACGTATCATCAACGGTGTTGATCGGGCCGCACACGTTGCTAATCTGGCCGTTGGGTTTGAGGCCGCTCTGACAGCAGGAGGGTGGTCCTAATGTTCGGACTCAACAAAACCGCAACCCGCATCGTCCAGATTGGCGCTATCGTCGTGGCGCTATGCTTCTTGCTGGCCATCCTGACCATGTGTTCTTCCCGCAGGGAAGCCGCTACAGCCCGTGCGGAGGGTAAGGTGGCGTCTGGCCAAGCAAATGCTGGCAACGCCGCTGTAGGGGCTATTGACGGGCAAATGAAGGCGCAATCCGACCTAGAGGCCCAAGAGCGCATCAATCAAGGGAACATTCTCAATGCACCGGACGCTAAAACTGACGCGGGCGAGACTGGCAATGCTGGCCGTGCCGCTCTTTGCGCTAACGACGGGTTGCGCAGGCAGTATCCCGCCTATTGTCGCGTCGATTGATTGCTCGGCCTTCATCCCGCCAAGCTATCGCGAGCCTGTCCGTAACGCGGAGCCTCCGCAGGACAACACTACGGGTTCGTGGATAGCTTTTGCGTCTGGACAGACAACCAATCTAGCGATTGCCAATGACCGGACAGTGGCGCTGATAAACATTTCGACAGCCTGCCAAGCGGAACAAGCCAAGCTAACCCGCAAGCGGTTTTTGGGATTATTTTGAACGCCTGTCGTGCATCCAGAGATACAGCTGACACGCTACCAGCACAGCCCCAAAGAACCCCATAAGCCAAAGGAAGTCAGAGTCAGTCAACGGCTTTCTCCCTTTTCAGCGCCGCTATTTTCTCTTCTCGCGCCGGGCTTGGCGGCTCCCGAAACAATGCGCTTAGTTGGCGGTCGCGCTTAAGTTCATCGGGCGTCAGTTTCCGAATGTTGGTGTGAGACTTTGCTTGAGCCTCGTCGTCCCACGCAAGGGTCACTGATATAAACATCAGGTCTCCGTCGTCGGTTATGTCAAGTTCGCCCCACGGCTTAGGGTAATACTCGATTCCTGACATTGACGCTGAGACAGCGCGTTGACTGATCCGTTCTAGAATCGCTTGTCGTTCTGCGTCGTACTTCGCGCCTATTTCGCCAATGGTCCTACTCACGGCTTTCTCCTTTTTGACGATAGATGGGGAACGCCCAATACAGGCCCGGACAGAACTTCCGCTCAACCATCTCTAGCCACACCATATTCTTTAGCAGGCTGTCGTCGCGCCAGCCGTTTGCGTAACGCCATGTCGTATCAACGGGCCTCCACGCGAACCACGGATGCCACTCGAAAACGTCTGTGCGGTTGGGTTTCTTTGGGGACCATTTCACCGGTCTTCCTCCCTTGTTGTGAGAAGCCACTCTATCGCTTCTGGCGAGGCGTAGTCATTGAAGCGAAGAAACTCGATCCACCCCTCCAGTCCTTTGCCTGAGCCGGACCCGGCTTCAGTCCAGTGACCCATAGTCGGAAATGGTTGGCGCTGACCGGGTTCTTTTGTTGCGAGAGCCACGATTTGCTCGGCTCGTCGCCTGTCAGAACAGAGCGCGATGACTTCGGGAGCAATCCCGCCGCTCGACATCAGGATAAGGTGCGCGCCGTCGCGCTCATGGACGTACCAAGTGAAGTCATCTATCGGCATCCCTTCAGGGGCGGGGCGGCGTCGTACATTCGAGACGCCCAGACCATTGATGAGGTGGACGCCCCGAAGAACGCCGGGTGCTTCTCAAGTTCGATGGACATTGCGGCGATCATCCGCTCGCGCTCCCCAGTCTGTCGGCTCTCTCCCTGAGTGAGGGCGGCTAGAGACTCAATCCGGCGGCGCGCTTCGGTAAGGGCGCGCATCGAGTTTCCGCACGAATGGCCCATCGCTGTCAGTTCGTGGTCAATGGCCCGAAACCCGGCCAAGCCGTCCGCCAGTGTCTCGGCCAGCCCCTCCCGTTCCGCTGAGAGGCGTTCGATCAGGGCGGCGGCTTCGGGGCCGTCAGGGTTGGCGTTCCATGCGGCGACAGCTTCGGCCTGTGATGGCAGATAGGGGGTGGCGACGCAGCAATAACTGCACATGATGCGTGTCGGCGCTCCATACTTCGACGTGTCGGTGTCGATCAGGGTAGGCTTTGCGGTTCCGCCGTTCCGCAAATGACTGGCGCACCACGGGTTGGGGCAAGCCCGCAGCGGCTCCACCACGCTTGCCGGTTTTTGTTGTTCGGGGGTCATTTCTTCCTCACGATTTCAGCAGGACCAGATGCGGCGGCAGTCGTGCCATCCATCATGCGGCGCTGGCGGTCCTGCCAGACAAGCACCCGCCGCATGGCCGCCTCATGGGCAGCGTCGCGGTCCATCCGGTGATAGCGCCGGTCCCCTAGAACAGCGGCCAGCTCACACCACGACAGCCCGCCTCGCTCTTTGAGCCGCGCGACAGTCTGGCCGTGGTTCTTTTTGGCTTGCGCCTCATGCTCGGCTACGGCGGCGAGCGGAACCGTGTGCTTTGCGTCTCCGCAACGGTCCCCGTTCACCCCCATGACGGGGAAGCGGTCATCTGGACATTGCCACGCGCTCACTGTCCCGCTCCCTCTGTCTGTCTGGCAGCGGCGATCAGTTCCAGGATTGCGGCGGGGTTGGCGGCTGCGATGAAGGCGGCGTCTTCCGGCTCGTAGGTCGAAAGCTCATGCTCTGTGAACCACGAGATGCCGCTCGGCGTATCGGCGTCAGCACACAAGTCGCGCGCCGCCTTCGCCAGCCGTTCAAGGTCAGCCCAGCGGTCAGTCACAGGCTCGGTGGGTAAATCGCCTTGGCGATTTGGTCCAAATCCCCCGGCTATGGGGGTGGCGGGAGGGGTGGCCTTGGCAGCACGAACTGCGTCCAGCCAGCGGCGGTGCGCGGCATCGCGGGCGCGATGAACGTATCCGACACAGGCCGGAATGTCGGCGACGTACCGCTCGCCCTTTCGGATGAAGAACTCGGAGCCGCCACAGGTTAGGCCAGTGAGCGCCTTCGTCAGCGCCGCGTTCTCGGCCAGCAACTCAGCGACAACACCCCCATCCGCTTGCTCGGTGGGGGCGGAAGGCTTGAAGACGCGGATGTTCCACGCATGAACGGCGTCGGCGTATTCTCTCTCAGAGCGTCCCTTTGCCCCGCAGCAGCACTCCACGCGATAGGCGGTCCCACCAGCCGGAGACTTGAACGGACGAACCGAGAGCGCGCTTTCCTGACAGGCGTTGTCGGTGCTGTCGGTGTGGCCCGAGAACGGACAAGGCTTCAGCCCCTCTACCCCGCTCATGCGTCACCTGTGGCTTTGGGTGCATTTGCTTCGCTCATACCCACCGCGCTTGCAGTGGTAGCTTTGGCGATGGCGGAATCGATTTCTTCAACAATAATGCTGATGGCGTTTTCCGCCTGACTCACGGGAGAATGTCCCGACCACATAGTGTGGCCTTCAAGCGGCGACCCACACATGCACGTGTGGTGGTCATCCAGCGGCCAAGTCTGGACCCGCTCCCGTGTGGCTTTCAGCACCTCCAGCAAATCAGGCGCTGAGGCGATCAGCCGGGCGTTGAAGGCGTCGGTCAGAAGCGTCATGTCTGACTCTTCGAGGTCAGCGACAAGAAGTCCGCCATCCGCCCGAACCCGCCACGCGTTACCGGCCTCATTGTGGTCGTGCACAGGGAACCAAGGCCCCGGAGTATGCGAACCCAACTCTTCTAATCCAGTCATTGAGTTGCTTCCTTGGCGCGGGAGAACGTGCGGACGACGACGACCTTCTCTTCCTCGGTCACGTCGAGGTCGTAGGCTTCGTCCATCCAGTCGATAGCTTCCGGCTCGCCGTGCTTCCCGCCGCCGTACCAGTAGGTCCAACCGACCCACGTTCCGTCTGGCATCTTGGCCGCGACGGACTTGCTCTCGTAGTGGCGCGAGTCCTGACAAAGCACGTCGGTCTCGACTTGCCCCGACCGAAACCCGTCGATGCTGTCTTGCAGCTCCCAGTCCGTGTTCGCGGCCTCGAAAAGCGCGTCCACGTCATCGGCGGAAACCACGGGGCGCTTGTGGTCCGGCTCGAAGCGCAGGCGCTCCTCATGGTCATAGATCAGGATGGCGTATTTAATCTTCTGCACGGGGGTCATTGCCCGCTCTATCAGGCTGTCTGAGGCAGTCATTGGTCGGAGCCTTTATCGAGCAGCGTATAATAGTCCTCAATGGGAATAATAGCGTAGCGGTCCAACTTGACAGTTGCGCTGCCGTTTTCCTCAAAGCGGAAAAGCATGTCTGCCTTCTCGTCTTGCCTGATCTTAACGAAGCAGTTTGTGATGTAACTTGGAGAGCCCATCACAGCCACCACGCAGCAACAACAGCCGCCATAACCGCAAAGATAATCAGACTGCGGGGGCGTAAGCATTCTTCCAAGGCTCTGATCCAGAGCGGAGATTCGTCAACGATGCGGTCAAAGCTGTAGCCGCGTCCGTTGCTCTGGTTGGTGGCCATAGCGGCTTCACGGCGATGATCGCGGGGTGTATGTGTGTCGATCATTGCCCCACACTCCACGCCGGATCAGCTTCGATAGCCTCGAAGAAGATTGATGCCGCCGAAAGGCTCGCGCCGCCGTAGAAAGCGCAAATCAGGTGGTCGTAGTCATCGGCGCGGACGACGCGCCAACTTCCGTAGGACGACAGCTGTTCGCCCTTGGGTTCATTCTCGACGTTGGGTCCGCCGACAATGGCAAACTTTTCTCCGGTGCGAAATGGCTTAGTCATCGGTCTTAACCTCCCCATCCTTCTCCATAAAGAAGGCTTCTGCCCATTGGTGAATAGTGTCTGCCATGTCGTTGTTGAGGGCCTTTTGTTGGGCTTCCAAAACAGACCCTTTGCGGGGCCTCACGGCGATGATTGGCGGCCGCTTGTTCATGCCGAGCCTAGCCCCTCCGCAAGATTTCAAACTCGGCGGCGGCTGAAGCCAGAGAGCCGCTTGCCGCTACGTCGCGGAGAAAGCCAATAGGCTTTGTGCGGAAGCGCAGCGCGCGAGCCACGTTGTGCTTGCCGTTTTTGGGGTTGTCGGTAGTGGCGGTCATTAGGTATCTCCCTGTTGGTCTGGTCAACCTACACCCTTCGCAGACGTGGTCAACCATTATTTTCAGTCCCTTTCTCTCTATCTGGTGAGAGATTGTTGTTGTTGGGGTTTTTGGTTCATTCGCGCTTTGCGCTCATACCCACCTGTTCAGCTTTTAGGGCTGTTCTAGCTTACCCGGCGTTGAAGCTGGCGACGATAACCCCTCGCCCTGTTCCGGCCTTTGCCTCGCCTAGATATTCCACCGTCACGTTGTCAGGGTGCGACCACGAACAGCCACCGTTAGGGTCTTCAGCGACGTAAGGCCTTCCGTGAATTTCTGGACGGTTTTCGTTGCAGTAAGCGCCCATCCAGCCGCCTTCTGTCCAAAGGCTTACAACAAAAGATGACGGGTGAATGAGTTTTGCCTCATTCTCGTTTTCAGCCGCGACCACGGCGCTGTCGTAGGTGTCGTAACCGTCGTTTTTGTCTTGCGAGATTCGATAGAGTTTCATTGTAGGCTCCTTAGAAGTTGCTCGCGTTGTGCTGCTGCCCGGTCGCATTGCTCCTTCAACTCGGAAAGCGTCGGGAAAAAGTTTGGCTTGTCGGGTCGGTACATGAACCGCTCAACCACCGCCTTAGCCACGTCAGCCGGATATTTGGCCAGACAATCGGCATACAGGCGAAGGATCAGGCGAAGGCTGTTCTCGCTGTCCTGACGGTGTGCTGTGACCGCGTGGAGTGTGGAAATGTGTTCCTCGCATCGCTGGACGGTTGGCGGCGTCATGGCGCTCTTGACGGCCCGTAGAGCCTCAGAACGGTTGTCCGGTGTCAGGCCCGCGAACGTAAACCCCGTCACTGTCCGTTGGTAACCACCCGTCACCGGATATGTCAGGCTGACTTGCGGCTGCGGCACGATCCCCAAGGATGATGTCAACCATTGAAGCAGGTTTCGGTCTGTGTCCTCCGGCGCTTGGCTTTCCAGCTTGGCGATGACCGCGCCGCTGTTTGTCGTCGGCGGCAACACGGCACCACCGTTGCCAGTTGAGGCTCCAGTTAGTGCTAGTCCTTTTTCCATTAGCGATGAAATGGCCTCTGAAATCTTCTCTGGCACGTTCGGTCTCCTCGGGGGTTAGCCCCTTGCTGGCGGCGTATGACAAATCCTCCTCAGTTGGCTTCCACGAATCAGGGAACGGCCTAGAGATTGATTTAGATTGACGGTTAGATAACGGTTTGGGTGCATCTGCTGCACCCCCGGGCGCACGTGCTGCACCCCTCTCGTCGGCAGGGGCGCACGTAATGCACCCCTTGACGGTCCAGATTACGCCCTTTCCGGGACGGTCGATCCGGGACAAATATCCGGCGTCGCAAAGCCGCTTAAGCGCACCCTGAACCGCCCGCCTTGAAAGGCTGGTTTTCTTGAGAAGGTCTAGTTTCACGCCCTCTTTGGATTGGAGGGCCATCCACGTTACGCCGTCGTCATTGGCTGCGTCGGCGAGCGCGAGCAAAACCATCTTATCGGATGACGGAAGGTCCAGCCGCCAAACGGCTGTCATAAGCGAGATGCTCATGACGGAACCGCCTGAAGGCTTGCGCTGTTAAACTGGTCGCGGTATATCCGCATTGGTCGTTTGGCTCCTCAACAGCCTTGTGGCCCGGTGGGATGGAGACGGACGGCCAAGAACGTCTCTCCCACCACCACTTTTTGCCTCATTGCGAAGACGAAAGCAAGGCGCTAAGGTTCACCTAGCCAACGTGCTTCCTCCCCTTGTTATTACGTTGGTTAGGGCCGTCGATGATTCGCTCTCGACGGCCCGTCTCTCTCACTCAAAAAGCACTTCCTGCACTGGCTTGGCTACAGGCTCCGAGAACAACCGGGGCTGTTTGTATGCGGCCTCCATGCGGCGGCAGGCGGCGTCAAAGTACCGCGTCTCACGCTCAATGCCTGTAAAGGCCATTCCAGCGGCTACACAAGCCACTCCCGTTGTTCCTGAGCCCATGAAGGGGTCGATTACCGTGCGGGTTCCGGCCGGAAGGTGGGACAGCGCCCAAGACATGACCCCGACAGGCTTCTGCGTTGGGTGATCACCCCGTTCCTCACCGTTGGCGCGCAGCATCCCGTTCCAGAGGTAGCGGATGCGCCGAACGGCCTTAGGGAGATTGGTCCACGCCAGCTCGCAATCGGCGAAGTCATTGTCGCCGTTCAGCTTGTCCCACACCAGCCAGCACGAGGTCGCGGGGAGGGCGTAGTAGTTGCCCCCGAAAATGATCTTCCAGCGCCCGGCCTCGACTAGCATGTGCAGGAGATCTTCACTGATCGGGTTGTTGTCCCATGCGTCATCGCCGTAATCGCGCGTAGGCCCGAGCCCCTTGCGCGTCTTGGCTTTTCCAGCGGCCTCTCCAATGCCGTAAGGGGGGTCGGTCACAACGGCGTCGTGCTGCTCGATTCCGTAAAGAACCTGAACGCAATCCCCAAGGATCAGGCGGCAATCGCCTATAATCTCTTCACGCATGGGTCAGCCAATCAATCGAAGCGGAACCGTAGTCCCTGCCGGTAGGTTTTCACCCCTTGCGATAGCCTCTGCAAGTGCGCGCTGAAGCCGTCTGTCACCTAGCCGCTGTTTAGCCTCTGCATCTCTCTCATGATCCAAACCGTTAGCGGTAGCGTTCATCAGGACGCTGGTTCCCGGTTCCTTACGCCAAGGGGTTCCCAAGGCTTCGGCCCTGTCCCGGATGCTCCATGGTGTGCGGCCTAGCTTCTCCGCGATTTCCTCCGGCGTGAAGTTCAGCTTCTTCATCTTCCGAATCGTGTTGTCCTGAACAGACGTGTAGTGATTACGCGGCTGACGCATACTCGCCTCCCTGATTCATGGCGAAGGCATAGGCGCTCATCATCCGATAGAAGTGGGGAAGGTATCGGTCACCCATTCGGACCCTAACCGCGTCCGCATACTCAATCCCATTCCGCTGACAGTGGGCTTTAACGCCATGCAGGATAGTTGTATGATCGCGGCCTCCCAACCGCCGCCCTGCCTCTGGATATGAGACGTGCGGGCATTCAGTGAAGACGCGGTAGTAAATCTCTTGCCGGGGCCAAGCGTAGGCCCTCTGGCGGCAAGCCCCTAAAAGCACAGCCACGGAAAGCCCATGCTTTGCAGCGACCTCCCGCACAATATCGGCAACTGAAGTTCTCATGTCTCTCTCCCCTTGGGCTTCCGCTGGAAGCCGCGTGAAGCTATTTTCTGTTTAGGGCCTCCGACTGGAAACCCGCGTGATTGGATAAGGCCGTGGCCCCGGTTCTGGCGTCTGGCCCATTGGCCTTTCTCGCCACCCATGCGCTTTGATTTGGCGATGCGGGCCACGTCATCCCCGGTCTTGTCTGTCCGGTGACACGTCTTGTGTGCCACCCTCAGATTGTCGTCATCGTCGTTGAAGGCCAAAGCCCAAGGGATGATATGGTCTAGCTCGTAATCCTCTCCCGCGAGAACCTTCCGCTTGCACAGGTAACAAACGCCACCGTCACGGGCGAACAGGCGCAAGCGGCGAGCCTTGGTCATGGCGGGGCGTTTGGGTTTGTCGGTCATCGCAGCGGAAAGCCCCAACGGCGAAGCGTCTGCATCACGTCATCGGCACGATTACAGACGGCATAACGGTGGCCAATCACGGCCATATCTGCTAGGAAGTCTTGCTGTTCGGTGGTCGCTTTTCCGCGCCCGGCTTTCAGTTCTATGACGCCATAACGAGGGAACGCGCGCACCACAGGAACATCGGAAAACCGGGCCGGCTCCGAGGTTTGCTCAATCCAGATAAAATGAAGGTCCGGAACGCCTGGCGTAAGGCCCATTTTCTGAAAGCGCCAACGCTGCATTTTGGACAGATTACCGCCGTTCGGGCAGTACCAGAACCGGGCTGGCTTGATCGTCCGCAAAGTCAGTTCGGCCACGACGGCCTCTTGCAAGTCAGCTTCAGGCGTTTTCCTCACCGACAAGCCCTCTCATCTATCCAAGGGGATACGGTCATGACCAACTCGCGATGAAAGCGCCGATGCTGTTCAGCCCATAAAGAACCGCGAACCCGTACTGTTTTCGGCTCGTCGCGAGGGCAGAGAAGCCCGACAAAAGGACAGCGCAAAGAAAGAGCAAGGTGCCGATCATTTTCCCGACTCGATCCGCAATTCTTCCACCGACAAAGCCCTAAGAGCCTTGTAGATCGGAGCGACCGCCTTCTTTTGGCGCTTGGCCTTCACCAGCGAGAGTTTCAGCGCGTCACGCTCACGGGCGATAGCTGCAAGCCTTTCGGTCTTCCGCCGATGTTCCGTGAAGAAATCAGCCGAAGCCCAATCAGGGTTAGCCGGGTATGTCTCAGCGGGCCTACGGAAGAAGCCGTATTGACGGAAAAGAAGTCGCTTAAGCCAACCGATCATCGTGCAGCCCTCTCTTGCTTCAGAATAGCGTTCCGCGCTCGCTGGACACCCTCTCGCCGCGTTCTGTCCCGCGACTCTTGATAGACCTTAATTCCGGCCTTCAGGGTCTCGATTTCCGCACCCCATCGGTCCATATTGACGCGCTCCCAAGGTGTTAGATGCGCCTCCCAATCGTACTTCCTAGCCATGCGGCCTCCTGTTTCAGTAAGCGAAGCCTAGACCGGACAAATCGCCAGCGCAACCGAAAAAAGGTGTTGACGCCATCCCGGCTCGGGTGCTTAATGTCTCCAACAGGGAGACGAACCGATGACCAGCCGCAAGCCGCAAGCGCCAGTCTGCAATGGAGCGCGAGGCCCGCGCCGTTATCGTGCAACCGAGGCTGACCGTCTCGCTCAGCACGAAGCCGAAATCAACGCTCGCATTGCTGCCAACTATGCTTGGGACCGCGACTGCGACGAACTGCCGTGGGGAGGTGCGTGATGCGCTACGAGGACACAATCCAATCAGAAACGGGCCGCTGCGATTGCGGTGTTCGTGTCGATGAAGGCGATAACTACGGGGCTGACGGCGACTGGCTTTGCCATGATTGCTACGCCGACCGCAAAGAGGCTGGCGAAGAGATGGATGCCATTTTCAACGACGAACCCCTCTCCCTCGCCAAGCCTGTAAAGACGGATTGGCTGGCTGTGGCGTCGTCCATTATCGATACGGACGCTTATCCGTTCAATGCAGGGGTTTGGTGATGAGGTGCGACTTCAAGCCGGGCGATGAAATCGTGTGCGTTAACGACGGCCCGATTGACGGACGCCTTGGGTGGCAAGCGAACATTAGGGCTGGAGAGATTTACACCGTCTCTGCTGTTGGGATTGTTCCGCCTCCCCATCCGCAATGGGGAATGGTGACTGTGCACCTTGTCGGCGTCTCTCATGTGTGCCGGACGCATGGTATCGAGGTTGGATACCGAGCGGACCGCTTCCGCAAGGTAGAGCGCCGCAACGACAGCCTGTCGATTGAAGCCTTCCTGACGATCAAGCCGGGACAGTTTGAAGAACCCCGCAAAGCCCCTGCAAAGAAACGGGAGAAGGTGTGATGGTTAATCCGTCATGGGAATGTGAAGGTCCCTACTGTGTGCCAGACCGAAAGGGCGGAGCGGATTGTTCCGACTGTCCGCTGTGCCGCGAACTCGAAGAGGCCGCCGCCCGCGAGTATCACAACATGGAAGTGTCGCCGGTTTATTTTCCGTCAGACCGCGTGGAGGTCAAGTGACCGACATCATCGAATCCATGCGCGGCCTGCGCAATCATTCTCTGAATTTCGAGACGGCGATGAGCGCGTTAACGGTGGCTATCGGAAACGTGGAGAGGCTCGCCGATCTAACCCCCGAACAACAATCACGCTTGCGTCAAGCTGTAATCAGGCTGGCCAATGCAGAGCGTAAACACGCCAAAGGAGCCGAATGATGAAGGTGCCGACTTATCGCCTCTGCTTCAATCAGGCTCCCCATTGTAAAGACTGGTGGTCTGTTGAGCGCAAAGGGCTTTTCGGGTGGAGCACGGTGAAGGATTACAGATGCGTAATCCATCCGGGCTTCATCCCAAACCGCTGCTTTGAAAGCAAAGCGGAGGCGGAGGCATGGATAGTGGAAGCCAAAAGGCCCCGCGTTCACCAATGTGGACCGGCGCAATGACTGAGCGCGCACTAATCATTTTCCGCGACAACCAACTCTGGATAGATGACGCAGGTGTCTACGAACCTACAACCCGGTTCCGCGCCGTCCTTCTCCGAGAGCATTTCCTAGAAAGGACAAGAGAGGTTGAGGGTATGCCCGCTCCGCTCTCTGCACGGTACGCGGCTGACTGCCAATCGGCCCTCGCTCAATACGAACAGCACCAGAAGGAACAGCAATGCGTAGCAGCGAAAGCCTAGCCAAGATCAGCCCGGCGCTGGTCAAGGCCATCAACGCAATCGAGGGGGTTAAGAAGGGGGCTGATAACCCGTTCTTCAAATCCAAGTATGCGAATCTCGAAAGCGTCATTGAGGCCGCGCACGGTGCGCTAGGGGACAACGGGCTGGCCGTGATGCAAGGTCCCGGCCCGATGGACGGCAACTGCATCACCCTGACCACACGGCTTATCCATGAGAGCGGGGAGTGGATCGAAACCGACTTCTCCCTTCCTGCTGGAAAGATGGACCCGCAAGCCGCCGGATCGGCAATCACCTATGCCCGTCGTTATTCGCTCATGGCCATGCTGAACATGCCTGCCGTGGATGATGACGGGGAGGCGTCGATGCGCCGGAATGCCCCGCCCTCTAACCGGGCCGGAAAGCAGGAAGACACCCACGGGCCTGATTGGCCAAACCTGACTAACCCGTCATCCATCACGTCCAATGCGGCGAAGAAGGATGAGGCGTTGGTGAAGGCGTCGATTGACGTGAAGTCGCGGCTGGATTTTGCCCCTACGGTTCGCGATTTGGAATCGTTGATTAGCGACGTAACCCCGACCGTTGCGAAGTTCCCTGAGACGTGGCGGCGGGTGCTTTGGGGAGAGTATTCTGCTACATTGGCAGAGTTGAAGGCGGCGGAATAACCCGCCGATTAGGACCGCTGCGGCGGCTGACAGATTGGAAGACAGATGGCCTACGAGAAACGCCCCGGTGACTTGGCCGTGTTCAAGAATGACCGGAAGGAAAAAGAAACCCACCCCGATTACACGATCACCGGCTTGACCCTTGATGGTCGCCCGATGAAGGGTGCGCTCTGGCTGAAAGAGGGCCGCGACGGCAAAAAGTTCATGGCCGGTAAGATCGAGGTCGATGAATACGCCGAGAACAAAAGCCGTGGAGGAAGTGCGGACGTTCGTGAGGGAAGTACGCAAAGTGTGGCCGGGCGTGATCGTGACCGTCAACACTACGACCTGAACGACGACGTACCGTTCATTCTCTGGTGACCGACCGCGCCGTCATCACTCTGCGTTCACAAGCTGACCGAGACAGGGCCAGCAAGTGGGCGCAGGGCGTCCCTACAGGCTCAAAGGTAGTCTTTCATGGACCACAACGAAGCATCGACCAGAACAGCGCCCTATGGGCCGCTCTCGGGGACATTGCCAGACAGAGAGATTATCACGGTCTCAAGCTCTCGCCTGATGACTGGAAAATCCTGTTTCTGGACGCCTTGGACCGTGAGACCCGGATGGTCCCAAACCTCGACGGAACGGGCATGGTCGCCATAGGCCGGTCATCGTCCAGCCTAAGCGTTGAGGAGTTTACCGGCTTGCTCAGTCTGATTTACGAATGGGGCAACCGCAACGGTATTGTTTGGAGCGATAAGCCAGATGAATGACGGTTACGACCCGCTTGCATCCGTAAGAACCTACGCCTGTAGGAAAAGCCAGCTTGCCCGCGATAAATGGCTCGCCTTCCGTGAAAGCCAAGGAATGCCAGTCCGTCAGATGGTTGAGAAACATGCTCAAGTGCCGGGAGAGTTTGCGCGGCAGTTTGCGAAGATGCGGGCGGGAAAATAAATCACAGCGGGGATTGACGCGACCGGTCGCGGGTGTATGTTTGGCCTCAACAAAGGGAGACGATCTATGACCACCGCCACGCAAACCGCCCCGCTTTCCTTCCCCAAGTTTGGGGAATGCAAGTCGCAGAGCGAGCAAATCGTTCGTGAGACTGTTTGGTACAAAGAAAACATCAACAGCCCCGCGCGCTTCGTTAAAAGCGATACGGGTCTGTGGTTTTGGACGGTCGGAGAGGGCCAATATGCTGGCGCTTCGATGAAGCGGAAAGACTGCAAGGCTCATTACAAGGCCTTTATGGCTCAAGTGGAGGCGCTAAAATGAGCGCCCTCCAGTCGACGCCGGGACCGTGGCATTTGAACGAAAACCCACGCTTTGTGGAGGGGCCAGAACACAACGTTGTTGCTCAGGTCTATTCACTCCACGGAATGAAGGGAAATGAAGAAGCCAACGCCCGACTGATAGCTGCCGCCCCGGAAATGCTAGAGGCCTTAAAGGGGTTGAAGGCCTCGTTTGGCGACCCAATGACGCGGAGAGCGCTTGGGGGCCATAATGAGCGGCAACAAGCCGCCATACTCGCTGCGTCCGCTGTCATCGCCAAGGCTAAAGGTGGGTGAGCTCGATGAGCAAGACTCTTCAAAAACAAATCGAACGCTCACGCCAAGCCAAAGCAGGAAGCAAGCGCGTTGAGGTAGTGCTAGACCGATACGACGCCGACCAACTTTTCGCGTGGGCCAAGGATTCGGAGATTACCGTAGCTGAGGCCGTCAGGATCGCTGTGTCTGAGGCCCTTAAGGCAAGGGGCCGATAGCGGATAAGCCGGAGTTAGACTGATGGTGAGAAAGGGTCCGCGTCCGAAGGTGCACGACGAAGAGTATTTTCGTAGCAACGTAGAATACGATACGAACGGCGGCTGCTGGCTGTGGCTGGCAACCAAGTCTTCTTCAGGCTACGGAATTCTTTGGCATGAAAGGCGGTGGCAAAAGGCGCACAGAGTCTCGTATGAGGCTGTTTATGGCCCCGGCTCTGCTGATGGATGGGTTGTTCGCCACAAATGCGACGTGCGTTCTTGTGTGAATCCAGAGCACCTAGAAATCGGGACACAGGCCGATAACTCGCGGGACGCTATAAATCGCGGGCGTCATGCCAGAGGCGAACGGCACGGAAGCGCCAAGCTAACGGCGGACGATGTGAGGGCGATTCGGGCTGAGTTTGTCCAGCGAAGCAGGACTTCTGGCGGAGGGGCTCTTGGTCGCCGCTTCGGCGTAAGCACCGATACGATAGGCGACATCATTCGCGGCAAAAGCTGGACGTGTTTGGCGTAAGTCGCGGAATGCACTAAACAAAAAGATTGAAGATGACAGAGACGATGTTAGAGCGCGCCGCAAAGGCGATTCTTGCCAAGGTGCCGTTCGGCTACATGAACGAGGCTGAGGCTGTCGTCTACGCCCGCGCTGCTCTTGAAGCTATTAGAGAGCCTGACGAGGCGATGATTGAGGCCGGGTGTTTGGCCGCGCAAGACGGAGTCGGTTGTACGCCGTGGAATAATGCTAATGCATGGAGCGACGGCACTGATGGCGCGTCCCGCCAAGGCGTTCGGGACTATGTGGCTCGCGCGCAAACCGCCATGATCGACGCCATCCTCCCCCAATCACAAGAAGGGAAGTGACGATGCCAGACGGCATTCTAAAAAGCCGCGAAGAGATGGAGGCCGAAGAACGCGACTTTGCGCTGGCCGAAATGCAAGAGTCTCTGTGTAGGATGCGGGAATCTGGCAAGCGCCGAGAATGGATGCACAAGGGCGCGATGATTGCCTTAGCCGGTATCAACTCAGACGAGACAGGTCATGCGCTGGTTCTTCGGATCATGACTGAAATCGATGAAGCCGCAAAGCAACTATAATCCGGCGCTTCCGTTAAGGAACAAAAGGAAACCGCTATGTCCTTCCTGTTTGTCCTGATGGTGCTTCTCGGCTTCATCGCCATGCTTTGCCACAAGCTTTCCGTTCCGCGTCTTCCTGAATGGCCAGCATGGGCGCTATGGCTGGTAGCGGCTTTCTTGTGGGCCTTGCCACGCCTCAACGGCTAAGGCATACTCTCAACCGCTCTAAGCCCCAGCTACGGCGTAAGGCTAGACGCAAACCAGACTGAGGACACATGGCAGGCGGTCGCCCTTCTGACTACACGCCAGAACTAGCGGCTGATATTTGTTCACGGCTCGCAAGCGGATCATCGCTGCGGGCCATTTGTGCTTCTGATTCAATGCCTTCCGCATCATCGGTTTTCTTGTGGCTGACCAAGCATCAAGAGTTCTCGGATAACTACGCGAAAGCCGTTGATGAACGTGCTGCGGGTATGTTCGATGATATGCTCGACATTGCAGATCAGGTTGATCCAGAGGCCGCACACGTTGCCAAAGCGCGTCTCCGCGTTGACACACGCAAATGGGCGCTCGCTCGCATGAACCCCAAGAAGTACGGCGAGAAGGTTGAGCAGACCTTGCAAGGCCCTGATGGCGGCGCTCTCACGGTCACATGGCTGAAACCCGAGTAATCCCCTACGCGCCTCGCCGCGTGTTCATGCCGTTCCACAATCGCACACAGCGGTTTGCCATTGGGGTGGCGCACAGGCGCTGCGGCAAGACGGTGGCCTGCATCAATGACATGATCCGCAATGCGGTGGTGTCCGATAAGCCCAACTACCGGGCGGCATACCTCGCGCCGTACCTAAAACAAGCCAAGGACGTGGCTTGGGAGTATCTGAAACGATACAGCCAGCCGATATGGGCCAAGCCTCCGAATGAGTCGGAACTGTACGTCGAACTGATCGGCGGCAAGCGGCTCAAGATTTACGGCGCTGACAACCCGGACGCCCTTCGCGGTGGCTATCTGGATGACGCCACGCTGGATGAGTACGCGGATATGTACCCCGGAATATTCGGGTCGATCATCCGCCCCATGCTGGCAGACCGACAAGGCACGGCCACGTTCATTGGTACGCCTAAAGGCCGAAATGCGTTCTTTGACCTGTTTGAGCGAGCCAAGACCGATCCTGACTGGTTCCCATTCTTCTTGCCTGCCAGCGAGACGCAAATCCTGCCCCAAAGCGAACTGATCGCAGCGGCTAGGGAGATGACGCCTGAGCAGTACGAACAGGAGTTTGAATGCTCATTCGAGGCCGCAATCATCGGTGCTTACTACGGTAAGGACATGGCCGAGAGCGAGCGTGCCGGGCGGATCACAGACGTTCCGCATGATGACAAGCTGCCGGTCTATACGACGTGGGACCTTGGGATCGGCGACAGCACGGCCATTTGGTTCTGGCAGGCTCACGGGTCAGAGATTCGGGTGATCGACTTCTACGAGGCCAGCGGCGAGAGCATTGAGCATTACGCCAAGGTCTTGCAGGCCAAGCCGTATCGCTATGAGGCTGACTGGGTTCCGCATGACGCACGGGTCAGGGAGCTAGGCACAGGCCGGACGCGGATTGAGACCATGATGGGCCTCAAGCTCAAGCCCAAACTGGTTCCAAGCCACAAGATACTGGACGGTATCAACGCGGGCCGTGTGCTGTTCCCGCGCATCTGGTTTGATCGGGACAAGTGCAAGGCCGGGCTAGAGTGCTTGCGCCAGTACCGCGCCGACTATGACGAGAAGGCTAGGGTCTTCCGTGATGGCCCTAAGCACGATTGGACCAGCCACGCTGCTGACGCCTTCCGCTATCTCGCCATGGCCTACCGCGAGATTAAGCCTGAGGCCAAGGTGGTTGACGCGCCAATCAGAGGCATCCGTGACATGACGTGGGACGATCTGCTGGCTAATCAGCCGGTGGCTATGCCTTACGAGCGCGCATGATCGTTCTATCGACAAGCGAAGCCTAGCAAGTTATTGTCCCGCTAACGCTTGCGAGGGGCTATGGCTTCCAACGAACCCGACAATCAAGAGGCCGTTAACCTCGTCACCAAGTGGATTGACGAGATCAATCTGGCTGAGCGTGAGTTGCAGCCGTGGTGGAAGGCTGGCGATATCATCATCCGCCGGTTCAAGAATGAGAACCGTGGCCGTGCTGGTGGCCGTCCGTCGATAGCCGATAACCGCAGGCGCTTTGCTGTGCTGTGGTCCAACGTCCAGACGCTACAGCCTGCCATCTACGCCAAGCAGCCGGTTCCGATGGTGGACAGGCGATATCGGGATGAAGACCCTGTAGGCAAGGTGGCCTCGGACGTGCTTGAGCGCGCGTTGGGCTTCAGCCTCGATCAGTACGACTTCGACGGTCGGGTGAAGCTGTGCGTTCTGGACTATCTGCTGCCGGGCCGAGGCCAAGTGTGGGTGCGATACATCCCGCACATGAAGACGCTGAATGCCGAGCAAGACCCGGAGTTGGGCGAGGGCGAGGAAGACGCAGACACCACCGAGACAGGCGAGATTGAAGGCCCCGGCCCTGATGATTCAGCCGTGCATGAAGGTGCAGAGGGCGAGCCGTCTGAGGAGGTTGTGTACGAGGAAGTCCAGTGCGACCACGTTGCATGGAAAGACTGGCTGACCAATCCAAGCCGTGAGTGGTCGGAAGTGCGGTGGGTTGGGCGGCGCGTCTATATGACGAAGGCCGAGCTTACCGAGCGGTTTGGGGCTGAGAAGGCCAAGCAAGTCCCGCTGACGACTACGGTGACGGGCGCTGGCAACGATCAGGCTGAGGAAGCCCAACGCCAAGCCAATCACACGGGCGAGGTCTATGAGATTTGGGACAAGCCCAGCAAGAAAGCTTATTGGTTGTGCAAGGGCTACACGGGCGGGGTGCTTGATGAGCGCGAAGACCCGCTAGGGCTTAAGGGCTTCTTCCCTTGCCCCGCCCCTCTGAATGCCACGACGGCCAATGATAGCACGATCCCGGTTGCGGATTACGTGATGTATCAGGATCAGGCTGAAGAGCTTGACGACCTGACGGCCCGCATCGGCAAGCTGCAAGAAGCTCTCCGCATGGTGGGCGTCTATGCAGGCGAGGCCAACCGCGAGCTTCAACTGGTGTTCTCGCCGGGCAATGAGAACAAGCTGATCCCCATCGACACCTACGACATCTGGAAGGAAAAGGGCGGCGTCAAGGGCCTGATCGACTGGGTTCCAATCGACATGGTGATTGAGGTTCTGCGTGGGTGCTTTGAGACGCGCGCGCAAATCCTGAATGACATTTACCAGATTACTGGCCTGTCAGACATCATCCGGGGCGAGTCTAACCCGAACGAGACGGCAACGGCCCAACGGCTTAAAGGCCAGTGGGGAAGCCTGCGGGTTCGCGACCGTCAGCGTGATTTGCAACGGTTCTGCCGTGATGCGATCAGGCTGAAGGCTGAAGTTATTGCCGAGCATTTCAGCGTTGAGACGCTCAAGGTGATGACCAACGTTAAGCTCCTTACGGCGACTGAGAAGGCTCAAATCGAACAGATCATGCCGATGATCGAGCAAGCCAAGGCAGCGGGTATGCCTATTCCGCCCGGCATTGAGCCTGCTCCGGAAATGCTGGAACTGATGCAAGAGCCGACTTGGGATGAGGTTATGGCCCTGCTCAAGAATGACGCGCTGCGCTCGTTCCGCATCGACGTTGAGACTGACTCGACCGTTGAGCCGGATGAGAATGCGGCCAAGTTGGCGTTTACCGAGTTTACGTCTGCCACGGTGGGCCTGCTGACGGCTGCGGCTGGTATCGTTCCCACGGCTCCTTACACGGCTCCGCTCTTTGCCGAGATTCTGAAGCAGGGCGCTAGGACGTTCAACGTCTCGCGCCAAATGGAAGACGTGATTGACAAGGTGTTTGAGACTGCCGGGGAACAACCGCCCGCACAACCTCCGGGTCCGCCGCCTCCGGATGAGAGCGCGATTCAGGTTGAGCAGATGAAGTCACAGACGGCTCAGATGCAGGCCCAAATAGAGCAGCAACGGACGCAGATGGAGGGACAGCTTGGCGCGGCTGAGCTTCAACTGAAGGGCCAAGAGCTACAGGTGAAGGCTGCGGCCCTCGCCCGTGATCCGACCCCGCAAGGAACTGCGTAATGTCTAGGCCGGTCAATGAATGGCTGACCATAGCGTCTGAAGCGCTTTATCAATCCATGCCGATCTGGATTTCGGCAGGGTTGGTTGATGGCTATTCGACGGTCAACAAGTTTGGCCGCAACCTCGACATTGATACCGGGACAACTCCGGAGGACATTTGGGGCGGTGGCGGGCTTTACACGGGTTTTCCGGTGGACACGCTTGAGCCTGTAGAGGTTCTGTCTTCCAGCGCGGATGATGCGTCGGCGGGGACGGGTCTGCGAACGGTGGTGGTTCAGGGCCTCAACGGCGATTGGGTCGAAATCAGCGAGACGATTACGCTCAACGGGACGACGCCGGTTCAATCGGTCAACTCGTATCGCCGCGTTCACACGATGCGGGGGGAAACGGCGGGCTCGGGTGGGTTCAACGTCGGGACGATCACGGTTCGTCATGCGACGACGGAGGCCAACGTGTTTCTCGCCATGTTGCCAACCACCAACCAGACGGCGTGTTCAGCCTACACGATCCCGGCTGGAAAGACTGGCTACATGATGGCCACGGCAGGCCAGATGCGAGGCCCTGCGACGGGTTCGGCTGACTGTGTTCTGGCGGTTCGCAGTTTTGGCGGCATATTCCGCTATCGGCGTCCGTTTACGGTTAGCTCCAACTATAGCTACAGCGAGGCGCTGACCGTTCCGATTGGCTTTTCTGAGAAAACGGACATCATCGTCCGCTGCATAGCCACGGCGGGCAGCAATCTGGAACTGACGGCGGGGTATGACTTGATTCTGGTGGACCAATGACCCAGCAGGGGCTTAGGCAGGATAGCGCGCGGGACCAAAGCGGTTTCGCCACGGCCACGAACTACAACGAGGACTTGCAGCGCTTGTTCGATGCTGACGGTATCGCGGCGGGGACGTTCAATGAGCGCCAGTTGCTATGGATCAATGCCCGGCTAACGGCGACCTACACGAGCCTCAATGAAGCCATGCAGGCTTACGCGGAGAGCAAGGGCGCTGCCAACTGGTCCTCTCTTGGGACGCTTGCCGTATGAGCCGCGCCACCTATCGCATTTGTCGCTCTTGTGGGGACATGCACGAAGTCTCTGAGTGGCCGCGTGAGTGCCTAGAGCAGTTCCGCAAGGCCCGGTCTGATTTGCCTATGCCTGCAATCAGGGCAGACGGCATGGATGCGATTATGAACCACGCCAACGGGCTGATGTACGACAGCCGGTCAGCCTATGAGCGCGGCGTGAAGGACGCTGGCTGCGAGATTATCGGCAACGAAAAGATTGAGGCAAAGCCACGGCCTGTGCTGTCGGACCGTGAGCTTAAGCAGGACATCAAGACGGCTATGGATCAGGTGGAGGCCAGACTATGAGCGACATGGAAGACGACATTCGGGCGGCAATGGCAGAGGTTAGCGGCAACGCACCAGAACCAGAACCCGTTGAGGAAGTGGTGGTTGCGCCGGAAGCGGTTATCGCTGAGGCAGAACAGCCCCAAGATGACACTGATAAGGCTAATGACGGACGCGAGCGCGGTCCTGACGGCAAGTTTATTGCCAAGCAGCCTGAAACGGTGCAAGATACTACCGACCACCCCTCGGAGGCAGTCGCGGACCCTGCTGTAAAGCTCGCCATCCGCGCCCCGGCTTCATGGTCGCCTGCGGCTAAGGCCACGTTCGATAAACTTCCTCCCGAAGTGCAACAGGCTGTTGCAAAGCGAGAGCAGGAAATCGACCACGGACTGCGGCGCAAGTCTGAGGAAGTGAAGCGGTATGAGCCGCTAGAACAAGTGCTTGCCCCTCGCCGCGCCCTTTGGGCCGCTCAAGGGCTGGATGAAGTTCAGGCCGTCAAGACGCTGCTAGCAGCACAGGACTTGCTTGAAAAGAACCCGATGCAAGGGCTTGAGTTTCTGGCCAAGTCATACGGCGTGAGTTTAAATACGGCCCAGCCGCAACAGGGACAGGCTTACCAGCCCCAGCCCGCACCGGACAGCCACCCCGAGATTGCAGCCCTCAAGCAGCAACTCCAAGTCCTGCAAAGCCAAGTCCAGACGGCGCAAACCGCGCCTATCGTGAGTCAGATCGAGGCCTTCCAGAACGATCCGGCCAACCTGTATTTCGAGAACGTCCGCGACGACATGGCGGTCCTCTTGAACAACGGGAAAGCGTCGGACCTTAAGGAAGCCTACGATATGGCTTGCTGGATGAGGCCGGACATTCGCCCGTTCCTGCAAACCGCGCAGGCCCCGGCGGCTCCGATGCAGGACAAGGCAGCGCAAGCGCGGAAGGCGGCTGTCAGCGTCACCGGGTCTCCGGGTCAGTCCCGTATTCCCAAGTCCAACGGATCAATCGAGGACGATATTCGCGCGGCTTTTGAAGAAGTCGCCGGTACGGCCTAGGAGAACATAGATGGCATCCCCGAATGTCTCGGAAATCGCCACCACTACCCTGCGTAACCGCACGGGCAAGCTGGCGGACAACGTCACCAACAACAACGCGATTCTGTCGCGTATGCAGCGTCGTGGCACGATCAAGCCGGTTTCCGGCGGTCGCACCATCCTGCAAGAGCTGGAATACGCTGAAAACGTCACTTACCAGCGCTATTCGGGCTATGAAGTCCTGAACATCTCGCCCAGCGACGTGTTTACGGCTGCTGAGTTCGACTGGAAGCAAATCGCCGTCAACGTGACCATGAGCGGTCTGGAGCAACTGCAAAACTCCGGCGTTGACGCAATCATCGACCTGCTGGCCTCGCGTATCAAGAACGCCGAGAAAACCATGCAGAACGGTGTGGCTGAAGACCTGTACTCCAACGGCACCGCGTCCGGTGGCAAGCAGATCGGTGGCCTTCAGCTTCTCGTCGCTGATGACCCGACCACGGGTACGGTCGGTGGCATCAACCGTGCAACGTGGGCTTTCTGGCAAAACCAGAAGTTCCAAGCCACGGCGGATGGCGGTTCGGCTGCTTCGGCGGCTAACATCACCCGCTTCATGAACACCCTGTATCGCCAATGCTCGCGCGGTACGGACAAGCCTGATCTGATCCTGTGTGATGACAACTACTTCGGCTTCTATGAGTCGTCGCTTCAGGACATTCAGCGCGTCACCAACCCGAACGAAGCAGACGCCGGTTATGTCTCGCTGAAGTACAAGGGTACGGACGTGGTGTTCGACGGTGGTTACGGCGGGGCTTGCCCGGCCAACCACATGTACTTCCTCAACACCGGTTATATCCATTGGCGGCCTCACAAGGACCGCAACATGGTTCCGCTGGAAGAAGTGCGTTCGATCAACCAAGACGCCATGGTCAAGCCTATCGTTTGGGCTGGTAATCTCACTCTGTCCAACGCCTTCCTTCAGGGCGTCCTCTTCCAGTCTTAAGCCCCCGAAAGGAGCAACGAACATGGCATCGCCTGCCGCAACGGTCTTCGCGACCACTCCGACTGTGGGGATTGATCTGGACGCCAAGTCCTCGACCCCGGCCTTCGCAGTCAACACGTCCATTCGTGCGAATGATGCACGTCTGCACGTTTACGCCCGTGCCTCGGAGGCTCTGGCCTCTACGGCGACTATCCTGATCGGCACCAACGGCTCGGCATCCTCGGATTCGGGTTCGGCTGGCTTCACGGTCAACACCACGGGCGGCGTGACTGCTGGCCAGTACTTCTGGGCCAAACAGACCGCCCTCTAGCGCCTGTCCCTGATCCTAGCCTCCACTGGGGTTAGGTGATAGCTTAGCGGCTCTCGGCTTCGGTCGGGGGCCGTTTTGCGTATTGGAGGATACGATGAAGTCAAAGGCCACGCGGAATTGTCGTCGCAAGATGGCTTTTCCGACAGAGCATCGCGCCCGCGTAATAGGCTCGCTGAAAATGGTCGCCGGTACTCAGTGGCCGTATATGTGCCCATGCTGCGAGCGGTGGCATCTGACAAGCCAAGAGCAAGAGGGCGTGACGCCCGTGCGGCCTTTCAAGGCGGGGATATTCTCATGATTAACGTCGTCAGTGTGCGCGTCGGGGACAAATACCCGATAGAGTACGTCACTCGCCTTCACGACGGCATCGCCCGCCATCTAGCGGAAGAGCAACGCCATTGGTGTCTGACGGACGACCCGGAGAGCCTGCCGGAAGGCATCACGGCCATTCCGCACAATCCCGATCTGCCGGGTTGGTGGCAAAAGGTCTATCTGTTCTCTCCGGATATGCCGTGGGAGACATTTTCTGACGTTCTGTACATGGACTTGGACGTTTGCGTGACAGGCCGTCTTGAGGGTCTGCAACACGGCATCATCAAGGATTGGCACTGGCCCTGCTATAACAGCAGCGTCATGCGCTGGCCTTACGGGCAACACGCTGACATATGGACCCGTTTCACGCTGGACGTAATCGACCGGCCCACGGAGAGCCTTAAGGGCCTTCTCCCCGCTGGCCAGATCAACGGCGGCGATCAGGAATGGATTAGCCAAGTCAGCGCGTGGCAGACGTTCCCGCCTGAAATGTTCGTATCGTACCGCGACGCGGTCGCTTGGCCTCCCGAGACGGCCAAGGCGGTCATATTCCACGGAAAGCCCAAGCCGGACGAAGTGACGGAGGGCTGGGTTCCGGGCGTCTGGAAAGTCGGGGGCTTTACGGCCATGCCAGAGCTAAAGGGCATGAACGTATCGCACGACTTCGCTTACGGAAACGTCCGAGCGAACGTGCTTAGGGACTTGCCGTGGTTCTCAGGCTTTGGAGAACAAGACAAGGGCTGCGTCATCGTCGGCGGCGGTCCCTCGCTTTCGGACAGTGTGAAGGCGATCAAAGACCATCGGAGGCGCGGCCTCAAGATCATCACGGTCAACAACGCTTTGCGGTTCCTGACGGACAAGGGGATTACGCCTGACGCCCATGTGATGCTGGATGCGCGGAAAGAGAATCTACACATGGTCGAGGATGCGCCAAAGAACGTGCGCTATTTCCTCGCTTCTCAGGTTCATCCGTGCGTGTTTGATGCACTTTCGGGGCATGATGTTGTTCTGTGGCATAACGCGATGGGTTCCGGAGAGGAGCTTATGGACATCATCAAGCCGTGGTTTGACGAAGGGCCGAACCAGAAAGCGTGTGTTCTGGTGCCGGGAGGCGGGACTGTGGGCCTTCGGGCGATCAATCTGGCATGGTTATCGGGCTACAAGAAAATCCACCTGTACGGCTTCGACAGCTCGTATGCTGAGGGCAAGCACCACGCCTATTCGCAGAGCCTCAATGACGGCGAGCCTACGCAGGAAGTCGTGTTGGCCGACAAGACGTACACTTGCGCCCGATGGATGATTAGGCAGGCAATGGAGTTTCAACAGCAGTTCATGTACCTTCGAGACCGAGGCGTGAAGGTCATAGCGCACGGTTCCGGGCTCGTGCCTGACATGGGGAGACTATTGAATGGAGCGTAATGTTCGTCCGCTTGAGGACCGCCTTCATGCAAAGACCGAGCCCGAGTTGAATACAGGCTGTCTTTTGTGGTCGGGCAGCACTAACCACAAAGGTTACGGCTTGATCATGGTTCGCAAGGGCTACAACAGAAGCACCCATCGGGTTGCGTGGGAGGTAGCTAACCGCCGTCCCGTGCCGGACGGGCTTCACGTTCTGCACAAGTGCGACACGCCCGCTTGCATAAACCCTGACCATCTTTGGCTTGGAACGAACCGCGACAACGCCCGAGATTGTTTTGCGAAAGGTCGCCAGTTAGTAGGCGCGGCACGCAAAAAACCGAGCAACACCAAGCTTTCTGTCGCTATCGCTGAAGAGATAAGGAAGTCGCCTCTTAGCGCGAGGGTGCTTGCGGCAAAGCACGGCATTGCTCATTCGCTCGCACATAGGATTAAGACCGGAAAATCGTGGCCCGCTCCGGCAATGGGGAGATTACTCGCATGATGCTCGCGATTGGACTTCTAGCGATCTGGCTTCTTTGGCTTGCCGTTGTCGGTATCTTTGTGAACACGCGCCGATGAGCAGCCAGTACGACGCGCGGAACGGCAATGACCGACGCAAGGCGTGGGCCACGCTCAAGTGGTATCCTGAGCGGCTGACGGACGCTGACCGGGCGCTGCTGCTTCTCGATGAGCCGGACTTTTACGCTCCTGTGGACGCCAACCGTCACCTGTACGATGAGCGGGGTTTTGCCAAGTGAAACAGATAGACGGCCTTTGGTGGCCTGATTTTGACGTTCGCTGCCGTAATGCGGTGGTGACTGAGTGCGCCGCTGCTATGCCCGTCGTTTTGCCGCTGGTGAAGGAAAAGCGGGTGTGCGTCCAAGCGGGCGGGAATGTCGGCGTCTATCCTCTCGCGCTGGCCAAGGTGTTTGATCGGGTCATCACGTTTGAGCCTGATACAGACAACCTCGATTGTCTGGTGCAGAACGTCACGGCAGACAATGTGACGATCTACTATGCTGCGCTAGGCGCTGAGGTCGGGACGTGCGGCGTCCTTCGCATCGACACGGACAACTGCGGGTCTCACAAGACGCTTCCGGGTACGGCTGTGCCGGTCCTGACAATCGACGGCCTCAACCTCGATCAGTGCGATTTGATCTGGCTGGACATTGAAGGAGCGGAAGCGCAAGCGATTGACGGAGCGAGGGCGACAATCGAGAAGTTTTCGCCTATCATAGTGCTTGAAGAGAAAGGGCTTGGCTCAAAAGCCGACTTGCCCGGTTATTCTCGCCTTATGCGTATTGGAAACGACACTGTGTATCGGAGGACATAGATGGATTATGTAGCGCCAGACGGACGGGATCGGATCATCCCCCGTTTCCACATCAAGCCGGTTCGGGACAACTTCCAATCGGAGAAGCAGGGCCGTGAGGTCTGGAATGACGTTGAGTACGTCGAACTGATCGTTCCGGGCGATAACAAGAATATCGTTGATGTGGCCGTGAAGGACGAACACCGCGACCGCTGGCCGACGAAATACGCCGCGTTTAAAGCCAACATGGAAGCGCCTGAGACGGGTACGCCGCTGGACGAATGGGCGGGTGTGGGCCGCAGTCAGGTCATCGAGCTTAACAGCGTCCACATTCGCACCGTGGAGGCTCTTGCGGGCCTCTCTGACAGCCAACTTGCCAAATGCGTTCCTATGGGTGGCCAAGCCCTTCGCGCTAAGGCGCAGCGGTTCCTAGAGCAAACCGAGGCTGAAAAGCCCCTTGCCGAAATGACGCAGCGCATCCGCGAGCTTGAGGAAAAGCTGACGGCGGCTCTTGAGGCTAAAGCAGATAAGGAAGCGGCATGAGCGGTCTGGAACGTGACGTGATGTACAAGCCCGGCGCTTGCTTCTTCAAGGAAGGCAAGTTCCTCATGTTCCGCTATCAGGCGGATTCGTCCTCGGTCATCGGCCCGCGTGTGGCGACTGAGGCTGACAAGAAGGCCCATGCTTTCGAGTATGAGCAATATCTGGCGGATGCGTTCAATCACGCGCCGCTGGAAGCCTTTGACCATGACGACAACGGGGAGCCGGGAGGGGCTGCTGCACTTATTGAAAACCCTCCGACGCCTAAGAAGCGCGGACGCCCTCCGAAAGCCTAAGACATGGCCGATCTGCTCTCTATCGTTCAGCGCGCTTGCCGCCTGCTTTCCATTCCGGTCCCTACGGAAGTCGTCGCATCGACTGACACTCAGGTCCAGCAACTTTATGCGCTGGCCAATGAGGAAGGCGACGAACTGGCGGGAGCGTATGATTGGCAGATTATGCGTCGGCAGCATTTGTTCGACACGATAGCGAGCGCGGTTCAGTCCAGCGCCATCCCGTCAGACCTTGACCACTTCATCGCTAACTCGTTCTTCAACCGAACGACCATGCGTTACATGTACGGCCCGATTACGCCGCAGGAATGGCAGGCAATTCAAGCGCAGCCCCAACTCAATCGCGTGTTCCTCGCCTTCGTTGAGCGGGACGGGCAGTTTCTGGTTACGCCCACGCCGGGCGCTGGCCAGACCATCGCTTACGAGTACATCACGACGCATTGGGCGAAGTCAGCAGCAGGAGTCCCGCAACGTGAGTTTCTGGCGGATACGGACGAGACGTATCTCGATGACAAGTTGTTCCCGCTTGGCCTTCGGTGGCGGTTCCTGAAGTCAAAGGGCCTCGATTATAGCGAGGACTTCCGCACCTATCAGAGCGAGAAGACGCAGCGCATGGCCCGTGATGGCGGCAACACCATCATCGACTCGACCGGCGGAAACTACTACGGATGGGCCACTAACATCCAAATGGGCGGTTTCCCCGGATGATCTTGTTTGTGACCATCGCTGACACAAAGAATCAGGAAACGCAGCGCAAGAAAATCAACGCGCTGTTTGAGGCTTACGCGCCGGGTTACGGGTCGGCGCTTCCTGACGTTGCGGATAGCCCTGAAGGCCGTCTGTTCTACATCGGCTCGCAAGGTTATCAGAATCGTTCCGGAGCTTGGGTGGCGCTATGAGGCAACCAGCACAACGATACGGTCGCCAGCCGCTTCAACCTGTATATCAGCAGCGGGTTTCGATTGGTCGCGCTATTCCGGCTCCGGTGGGTGGCTGGGATGCACAATCTCCACTGGCCAACATGCCGCCTGAGAACGCGGTGACCCTCGACAATTTCATTCCCCGCGCTGGTTATGTGGAGCTGCGTAAGGGGTTTGTGCCGTGGCAAGAGGGCCTTCCGCTCCCGACTGAGACAATCATGGTCTGGCGCGGCCATGTGTCATCGACGGCGGATGATATTTTCGCGGCGTGTGGTGGGTCGATCTACGACGTAAGCAACCAGAACGATGCGCCGGTCGAGGTCTTCACCGGGGCGGGAAATCCCCGTTGGCAATGGGTCAACTTCGCTAACGATGCGGGGACGTTCCTGATCGCGGCTAATGGGGCTTCGGCCCCGATCTATTACAACGGAACCAGCTTTACCACGACGGCTATTACGGGAACGGCTGGCATCATCACGCTTGATCCGCGCACGTTGGTTGACGTGATGGACCACAAGGGCCGCTTGTTCTTTGTGCAGGAAAACAGCCTGCGGGTCTGGTTCCTTGAGCCGTTTGCCATTCAAGGCGAGGCCAATCTGCTTGATCTAGGCCCCATCTTTGACAAGGGCGGTTCGATCCTTTGCCAAGCCACTTGGACGCTGGACGGTGGGTCAGGCGCGGATGATTTGGCGGTGTTCGTCACCACACAGGGTCAGGTCGCGGTGTATCAGGGTCTTGACCCTTCGGATGCGAACAACTGGGCATTGGTCGGGGTGTATGACCTTGGCCTTCCGCTCTCGCGCCGGTCGCTCATCAAGTATGGCTCCGACCTTGTCCTACTGACTACGGACGGCGTTGTTCCTCTCTCGCAAGCCCTGAAGCTGGACCGCGCACAAGAGAACCTTGTGGCCTTGACGCAGCGCATCCAGAACGCGTTTCAGCAAGCAACGCAGCGTTATCGCGGCAACTTCGGATGGGAAGGGACGCTTTACCCCAAGGGGACACTGGCGGTCTTCAACGTCCCGACGGCCAGTCTGACTCGGTCAGAGCAGTATGTGCAAAATGTCCAGACGGGCGCATGGTGTCGGTTTACGGGCATTGATGCGTTTTGTTGGGCCGTGGCCAACGATCAGATGTACTTTGGCGCGGCTGACTCGGTCTGTCTTTGGGACACCGGGTATGCGGATAATACGGCTGGCATCGTCGGAGATATTAAAACGGCGTTCAACTACTTCGGCTCGCGAGGAAGCCTGAAGAAGTTTGAAATGCTGCAACCCGTCCTCCGCATTGCGGGCGATCTGGCCCCGGCAGTCGAGATTGTAACGGACTTCAAAGAGGCGGTTCCAACTGCGGTTCCGACGACTATCACCACAACGGGCGGTCGATGGGACACGGGCTTGTGGGATGTTGCCTTGTGGGCGCCAAGCACTCAGACGCGGGATAGCTGGACGAGCGTTACCGGGATTGGCTACTGCGGCGCTGTAAGGCTCCGGGTCATGCCTACGCCGGTCCTCTACGTTGACTTAGCGGTCGATGACGAGGAGGTCGTTTCTTACGACGGCGACGGGATTGTTGCGGTTCAATCGGCGCGCAACACGAATGCCCCGTGCGAAATCATCGCCTTCAACGTGAAGTACCAGAACCAGACGGGCGGGCAGTTGTAAGGTTCGCGGTGGGGGACCAGACCGACAGTCCAGCACTCCCCCCGTCGCCGTCGCGAGCGGACGCAGCAAAAGCTACCGCGACTTTGGAGGAAGCGCAATGAGATTGGTAAGCGGCCCGTTCTCCCCTCTCGTCGCTCAATGGGTAGCGGACCAGATCGGACATGGACTGGACTGGGGGCCATGCGAGGCTATCGGGGTTGTCGATAAGCACGATAATCTCATAGGCGGCGTCGTATTCAATCAGTATCAGCCCCAATATCGCAACATAGAGGTCAGTTTTGCCGCTATTCGGCCTGACTGGTTGACGCCTCGCCTTGTTACGGGCATCATGCGTTACGCATTCGATCAACTCGAATGCAATCGGATCACCAGCCTGACGCCAAAGAAGTTGCGTCGCGCTCGCCAGTTCCTCCAAAAGTTTGGCTTCAAACATGAGGGAACAGTTAGGGCGGGGTATGGTGACGATGACTGTATCATTTCCGGCCTTCTGGCGAGCGAGTGGCGAACCCACCGCTTCAACAAAGGCCGCGTAAATGTCGAAACCAAAGCCTCCGGCAGCCCCTGACCCCGTCCAGCTTGCGAACGCTCAAGGCGCGGCAAACACCGCGACGGCTCAAGAGCAGCAGCGACTAAACATGGTCAATACCAGCGGGCCTCAAGGGTCTGTTCGGTATGTGGCTGACCCGTCTGCGCCCGGTGGCTACCGCCAAGAAACCTCCCT